GAAACATCAGATTGGCATCGCAAGAATCAAAACAAGATGTATAAGCATAATGAAAATATTCCATTCACTATGGTACCAGATCTTTCAATTTGGTTGCTTCAACAATATGATGTTAAGATGTCATGGACGGAATATCAAGCAATTAAGATTCATGATGGAATGTATGATGATGCAAATAAACCATACTTTGTTGCTCGTTCAGCTCAAGCTAAATTAAAAACCAATTTGCCGATTATTTTACACCATGGCGATCATATGGCAGCGCAAATTGAATTTGAACGTTGGAGAAATAAAGATCGTATTACACCTAAAGCAGTTGTAGAAAAAAGTAAAGTTACAAAAAGTAATGGTTTAAAAAACCTAGCTGAAAATAATCCAGATGTTGAAAAAACATTGACTGATATTTTTAGTGCATTTAATGAGGAATAATATGATATCAGGTTTATTAATAGTTTTATTATTATTATCATCTATATATCTTACATTTAGAGTTTGGTATTTGGCCGGCGCATTAGCCGATGCACAAGATTATATTGAAGATTTAGAATCTACTAATCAATATATGTATGATAAAATTTCAAGATCGTATGACGCGATGCAACAAATTGATCGTTTAGGTGCGTTTGAATCAGAAGATGAAGCAGGTACAACATTTCAACTTTTAAAACAAGTAATTGAAGAATTAAACGAAGAATTTGAGAATGGCACGGAAGAAAAAAAGTAACGTTTATTTCACAAAAATTACTGATATAGCAATTTCTGCGTATAATAAATCAGAAAATAATTTAGCACTACGAGAAAAAATATACAGAAGATTTATATATCCTGCATTTTTAAAACTTGCGGAAAATATTATTAATAAAGTTAAACCTGACTATATCGATTCAACATTTGTTGATTTACAAACTGATTTAGTTACATACTTAACAGCACGTTTAGATAAATTTAATGCCGCGGCTGGTAAAGCATATTCATATTATACTAGAACATCATTTAATTATTTAATTGCAGAAAATCAAAAAGGTTATGCAAAAGTAAAATCGGATGCGTTAGAAATTGATGTAGATGAACAACGCAATATTATTACTGAAATGCATAATGCAGATATGTTAGAAACTCTGCAGTATTTTATGGATGCATATATTGAACATTGTTACGATAATTTAAATTATATTTTTACAAATCCAACCGATATTCACGTAGCAGATTCAATTCTTCATATTTTTGAAACTAGACAAAATATCGAAAATTTCAATAAAAAGGCTCTATATATCTTTATAAGAGAACGTACGGGTTTAGAAACAACTAATATAACCAAAGTTATTAAAGTTCTAAAACAAATTTATGAAGAGAAGTTTCGAGAGTATGAACGAACAGACTTCATAAAATTGCCGTTTTAATATTTATTATTAAAGGATTTCCGGCATGGACAGAAATGATGAATTATTCAAAGGAACAACCTTTGCAGATTTAATGTCTGATGTATATCACAATTCAAAAAAGAAAGATCGCCAAATCAATCAATTAATTGCACAACTGCAACCTTTGATAAAAAATGCATCTGACGCAACAATCATTGTACCTTTAATTAAAGAATATTTAGATGTTGCAGTTAAAAATGATGATCATTTAGTTAAATTAACGGCGATCGTTCAAAGATATATTTCAACCAAACAAACAATTTCAGGCGCAGATAGCTTATTGAGCGAAGAAGAAAAACAACAATTACTTAAAGTTGCGGAACAAACATTATCAGACGAATTAACGGACGAATTAGATAATATTTCATATGAAACTGATGAATTAGCACAGCGTGTAGAAATAGCTAAGCGCAAGTTAGAAAAGGATGTTAATGACTCAATTTGAATGGGATGTTGCTGAAGTATTAGAATATGAAAGAACATATCAATATGTTCCGACTCCTACTGAAAATTCTAATTTATCGGAATTATTTGCACTTAAAGTACGATCTTGTAGACAATTATATAATCAAAAAATATACATTGTAAAACCAGGTAATTTAAGTATTAAAAAAATTCCATTAGTTGGCGAATTTGTTTTAATTTATAAAACAATTAATCAACAAACTACTGACACAACATGGCGTGAAAGTTGGTATTATCTTTCTACTGTTGATATACATTCTTCACTTAATGAAAATATGATGCCCGGCGTGTCTAAAGGACTTAATGAAGAACAAATTAATAATGTAAAACCAGGCGTAACATTTTCTAGGAAATCAATTTCTCCTATACAACCGTATGAGGGAGATGTTTTAATTGAAGGCCGTAATGGAAATAGTATACGTTTTAGCAGTACATTAGATACTACTTATCCAACAAACTATTATTATAAATCGCCGCCATGGAGAGGCCAACAATCTAGTTACGGCGATCCTATTATTGTTCTATCAAATCGAACTGTTAATCGAGATAAAAAAGAATTTATTGTAGAAAATATAGAAACGGATTCGTCATCATTATATTTAACTACTACACAAACAATACCTGATTTAAAATTATCTAAAGAATTAACTGTATATAATTCATTTGCTAATCAATCACAATTAATTGGGGTAGGCGATAGAATTATACTTCGAGCAAAAAAAGATATTGCAGTAATTGATGCAGAAAAAGGAATTGTATTAAACACTCCAGGTGAAATTAAAATAGGAGATGACTCTGCAGATCAATCATTAGTACACGGAGAAGTTTTATATGAAATTATTTTAAAATTAGCAAACGCAATTGCAGCCGGCGGCACAGCTAATGGTGCAATGGTTACAACTAATGCAGCTTCTGCGATAAGTCAAATTTATGATTTATTGCCCGAATTAAAAAGTAAACAGTATAAAATAAAGAAAACATAATATGGCAGTTGCACCACCATTTGATTTAGTTGTACAGAAAGTACCAACCGCAGTTAATAAATTGCAGACTGCACTAAATAAATTAATTGATCGATTAACACAAAAAGTTACTGAAGCAGTTTCTGATGCTAGTAAGTTATCAGAACGTATTGATTGTAATGATCCTCGAGTTAAAAAAATCAAAGCAACTTTACAATCGATTCAACAAATCATACAAAAAATTCAAGAAGTATTGCGAATATTACAAATTGTAGTGCCAGCATTAACCGTTGCTGCTCAAATTGCAGCAACATTAATTAATATACAAGTAGCCGTTCCATTGCCATCACCCCCGGCGTTAGTACAAGCATTGGCAGTTCAAAATGAATTAATTGCAACTATTATTGGTGCATTAAAACAAGCATCTATTATTGTTACAGTAGTTAATGGTAGTGTAATTTTAGCATCATCATTATTAGGATCAGTTATCAATAAATTATCTTCGATATGTAACAATGAAGTATTTGAAGTATCTGCAATAACTCAATTAGCAGTTAATTTTTTAAATAATGAAGTTATTAATTATACACCATCTGAGTTTTATAATGTAAAAAATACTTCAATTGAAGATTTAGATAATCGAGAAAATTTAATTCAACAATTAAATGAAAAACAATTAAGTATTGTAGAAAATTTATTAGAGATGCCTAGTAAAGTTATTATGCTTCAAGGTGCATCTCAGCCCACTGTCGATCAAGGAAAAACAGGAGATTTTGCAATTAATGAAACTACAAAAACGTTTTATGGTCCAAAAATATCCGATACTGAATGGGGACTGGCTATAAATTACTAATCTACATATTTATTATAAAATTATAATATGGATTCAAAAACACTTATAAAAGCACTTAAAATAGCCGTACGTGAGGTTATTAAAGAAGAATTAACAGAAATTCTTAAAGAAGGTTTACAATCTACAATTACAGAGATGAAACAACCGGCTTCGCCAACTACGCGCGCACAAAGAAATGCGCCGGCAGCACCAGTAAAGAAATCTAAAGTACAATTTACTGACAACAAATGGGCATCAATTCTAAACGAAACAGATGCATTGGTAGAACAAGGACCAATGGCAATGAATAATTTTGCAGAAATGATGAATGAAGGTATAGATGAAATACGTATGACATCTGCAGATGCTGTTGGATTCGGTGCAATGCGAGAAAACATGCGAGCTGCTATTACAGGTCAACCAGCTGCACCAAAATTAATGGAAGATCCGGAAACGGGTAAAACATTTGAAGTGCCAGAGGAAGTACAACAAGCAATGACACGAGATTATAGTGCTTTAATGAAAGCAATGAATAAAAAGAAAGGTGGTTAGTAATGCCATACGTTATTGTAGAAATTAATGAATCAGCTGCAACGGCTTTTGGTTTAGATCTTTCATTTGGATCTGCTACGCCCTTTTCTACAGTATACAATACGGAACAAGTTATATTTAATAAACTTAAAAATCTTTTATTAACAAGAATTGGCGAACGACCTTTACAACCAGAATTTGGAACAGATTTATTTAAAATTTTATTTGAAGTAAATTCTAGAGAATTGCAACAAGAAATAGAAGATTATATTATTCCAAAAATTAATATATGGGTACCTGAAGTTACGGTTACTGCAATTAGACTAAAAACGATTGAAGATGACCCGACAATGATTCATACAATAGAAATCACACTAGAATATTCAACTAATGGAATTAATTTAAATACACTTACATTAGCTATTGATGATGGCGGTATATTACAGATAATACAAGGATAACAATATGGAAACAAAAAAAGATGTTTCTTATTTAGGTAAAGATTTTGGTCAGATTCGAAGAAATTTAATTGAATTTACTAAACAATATTTTCCTACAACATATACTGATTTTAGTGAAGCATCATCTGGAATGATTTTATTAGAATTAGCTGCATATGTTGGCGATGTTTTATCATATTATGCAGATAATAATTTAAAAGAATCTTTATTAGAACAAGCAACTGAACGAGGAAATATATATGATATTGCAAAAATGCTTGGTTATCGACCTAAAAATTCTATACCAGCATATGTAACATTAGATGTATTTCAATTAGTACCGGCTATCGGATCGGGTAGTAACGTTGCACCTGATTATACATATGCACTTTCTATTAAACCTGGTATGCGAGTTTCTGCAACAAACGGTCCAGCTGTTTTTAGAACATTAGATTCTATAGATTTTGCGTTTTCGTCATCAATTGATCCAACTGAAGTTTCAATATATGAAAGTGATGATACTACAAAACAGCCAACTTATTATTTATTGAAAAAACAAATACAAGCAGTATCTGGCGATGTTATAACTAAAACGTTTACATTTGGTACGCCTGTTGCATATGATAAAATTGTTTTACCAGAAAATAATATTATTGACATAATTTCAGTTACTGAATCCGATGGTGATGCATGGTATGAAGTTCCATACTTAGCACAAGATACAATTTTCGAATCAATTCCTAATTTAGCAGAAAATGATCCGGATTTATTTCAATATCGTTCATCATCACCTAGTTTATTAAAAATGAAACGTACTGCTAAACGTTTTGTTACTAGATTGCGTAGTGATAATTTATTAGAATTACAATTCGGTGCTGGAATTTCGGATAATAATGATGAAGAAATCATTCCTAATCCTACAAATGTAGGAAATGGACTTGCCGGAGTTCGTTCTAGTGTTGATGTTGATATAGATCCATCTAATTTTTTATATACAAGAACATACGGACAAGCTCCATCAAATACTACATTAACAGTTACATATACTATTGGTAATGGCATTGCTGATAATGTTATAGCAAATGTTCTTACAAATATACAACAAATTAATTATGATGAAGATGTTAATTCGACTGCATCTATCCCAGTATTTAATTTTGTAAAAAATACCGTTGCAGTAACAAACCCAGTGCCAGCAGCTGGTGCTAAAAATTCTGATACATTACAAGATATTAAAAATAATGCATTAGCTAATTTTGCGACACAAAATCGTACAGTGACTCGAGATGACTATATTATACGTGCATATTCGATGCCGGCAAAATACGGTAGTATATCAAAAGCATATGTTGTACCTGATGATCAAATTATACAAGAAGATTATACGCAAAATCGTTTGCCTAATCCATTAGCACTTAATATGTATGTTTTAGGATTCAATGAAAACAAACAATTGATTGCATTAAATGATTCAATCAAAGAAAATTTAAAAACATATCTTAATTATTACAGAATATTAACTGACGCGATTAATATTAAAGATGCATTTATTATCAATATTGGTGTTCAATTTGAAATTTCAGTTTTATCAAATTATAATAGTAATGAAGTTTTATTAAATTGTATAAATGCATTAAAAACATATTTTGATATAGATCGTTGGCAAATAAATCAACCTGTAATTAAAACTGAAGTAATGAATATCATATCAAATGTACGTGGTGTTCAAAACTTAGTTAATATTACATTTAATAATTTATATGATACTACATTAGGATATTCTGGAAATGTTTATGATTTATCATCTGCTACAAAGAATGGTGTAATTTATCCTTCATTAGATCCTAGTATTTTCGAAGTAAAATTTCCAAATCAAGATATTAAAGGTCGAGTAGTTAATTATTAAGGAACATGATGTTTAGAATATTTTATGCAAATAAAGATGCAACATTGTATGAAGCATTACCAACATACAATACTGGATTAGATGAAATACTAGAAGTTGGAAAACGTTTAGGTACCGATGGTTCTACTTTATTAAAATCTCGTGCAATTGTTAAATTTGATATGTCTGAAATTTCAGCATCATTATCTACATATAATCAAACTGTCAATGATTGTAAATTTGTATTGCAACTTTTTACAACTGAAGCAAAGAATTTGCCTGCAGATTATACAATTGCATTAAAGATGTTAGGACAAGATTGGGTTAATGGCACTGGTTATCTTTCTGAAGCAACGACGGATGGCGTTTGTTGGAATACACCTGCATCTGCGTCATCGTGGATATCGGGTAGTCAACAAATTGAAATAGGTACAAGTGATTTATATATATCCGGTTCGGGTACTGGTGGAAATTATCTTTATTATTCTGGGTCTAGTACTTCACCAGTATTAGTAACATCAGAATCATTTTCTTATAGAACTACCGATTTAAATATTAATGTTACTGATCAAATAAAAATATGGATGAGTGGTAGCAATAATAATACAATACCAAATTATGGTTTCTTGATACAATATTCAGATGCCGATGAAGCTAATACTGGCGTTTCTGGTTATGTTAGATTTTTTAGCAGAGATACGCATACTATATATGTTCCTAGAATAACGATGTATTGGGATAACAGTGCTTTTACGACGGGTTCGCTTGCCGCGGCTAATCTAGAGTCATATTCATTATACACTAACGTTAAACCGTCATATAAAGACACAGAAATTAGTAAAATACGTATTTATGCACGAGATAAATATCCGCAAAAATCACCAACTAATTTATTTCCTATTGAAACTGTTAAATACTTACCATCAGCATCATATTACTCTGTTTTAGATGCAGCTACAGATGAAGTCATAATTCCGTACGATAATATTTATACTAAATTGAGTTGTGATAGTACAAGCAATTACATTTACGTTGATATGAATGGTTTTATGCCTGAGCGTTATTATCGTTTACAACTTAAAATTGTAGATGGCTTTACGGAACAATATATTGATGACCAAATTTATTTTAAAGTAGTTAGATGACAGATAGCGTTTCATTAAGACAAGATTCATTTTATGAAGAACAAGGGATAACTGCAATATCGAATAATAGTGCAGTAGTTTCTCGTGATCAAAGCGGCAATGTTTTAATTCAACCAACTTCTTCATTATTGGTTATTGAAGCTATAACTACAAATGTATTAGCAGAATCAGTTTTACCATTAATAAATACACAATTTAATTATTTTAAATTTCCTGCTCGCACTGCTATTGTTGACGAAACATTAGACTTAGATTTAGACTTAGACTTAGATTTAGATTTACAAATAGAGAATACAGTTACTGAAATTATTCAAACTTATCCTGTTCTTCCTGCTGAGTATGAGCCTAAAAGCGATTTACGTGTCACCAAAGAATGGACAACTTTAGATTTTTCGAATGTAATCGAAGGTCAGCCGCAAACTACAACAAATGCATTTACTATAACACAAAATTTAATTGATTTAAGTGGTAGTATGAAAATTACGGCAGATATAAATTCGGAATATAAAAGTAAGCGAGGTACCGCAAATTCACGTATTTCATTGGCTTTATGGTATGAACAAGAGGATGGAACAACTAGCTATTTTCAAAATGATGATGGCAATTTAATAAATTATCCATCTGGCGTAAATAATAATAATAAAGTTCCTAGAGAAGGCATTTATAGAACTTTAATTAATCGAACATTGACTGCAGAAGAAATTTCAGATCTTGGAGTTAATACGACAATTTTCATAAAAGCATTTGCAGAAGATGATGATGATGATAGAAATCATACAATATTAGCTAATGGCACGTATGTAAAATTTGAGGCAGTATAATATATGTTAACGCAATATAAAAATATCACACAACTTACATCTGCAGCAAATGCAGTAGTTGCCCAGCGTTTAAATACACAACAACTTGATTTGTTATCATTTGCACCTAGAGAACGAAAATATATTCCTGTAAATGAAATAAAAGAAAATAATGGTACTAATAGAATAGAATTGCATGTTTATTCAGGCGATTCTTGGTTATCAGGTATTCATCAAGTACAACAAATAACAAAAATACCAGAATATACTAATTTAGTTACTAATCAAAAAATTGATTTATATAATCCAATTGCAATTGATTTACGTAAAGAATTTGATGCTTTAAAAATATCAGCTGGCTCATTACGTATTGTTGTTAACTTTTTTAAAAATTTAATAGGTAGTTACGAACAGCAATATTTGCGAATTGATGAAATTTCTCCGGATAGAACGGAAATACGTCTTCGTGCAATTGATATAAAAAATCCACAATTTTTAACGCAATTAACTGATTATATAGAAGATGTAAATCAAACATCTACTGTTGATATACGATACGAACAAGTTTCTAACATTCGAAGCCAAGAAACTATAGTTAATACGATCGAAACGCCAAAAAAATTCAAAACGTATTTATTGAATTTTAGTAGGAACCAAACGTTTCAGTATGTCAATAGTGTCGTAGTTGGCGAATATGTATATGTTAAATTAATTGATCCATTACCAAATACATTTGATGTTAATTTTAAATGTTGGTTAGTTGAAGAATTAAAATTACCATATGTTGATAAAGTTTCGTTACAGCCAGAATCTATTAATCTTACATTTAATAAATTAGCAAATCCAAATTGGCAAGCAACTGCTACATATAATACATCTACAGATACTGGTTTAAAAACATGGACTGAACTATTAGGTTCATCAACACAAACATCTCAACAAATTGTTAATACATATTTTTCTGGAAGTCTTTCTGGAATGAAACTGAATATTGATTATTCGGACTTTAATAATTTTATTTTTTATAGTTCAGCAACAGAACGTTTAGAAAATTTTAAATATAAATTACAATTATTAGAATCATATACATCACAAAGTTCTGCGGTATCGCAACTATCTGGTAGTGTTGCTACTGCAAATCAACAAGAATATTTAAATTTAAAAAATACGTTGATCGGAGGATTTGATAATTTCGAACAATGGATGTATTATGAATCATCTTCAAAATTAACAACATTTGATATTCCTAAAGAAACTGCTACTGTTTCTGAACTTACTGGAAGTTATATTACTCCGGTACCAAAATTAACTTCTACGGTACCATATGCATTGTATTCTATAACTAGTTCGCAGTTTAGAAATTGGTATGATACATTATATGCTAGTGCGTCACTATATGATCAATTAAATTATAATGCATTATATTATTCTATTCCGGAGTATCTTCGTTTAGATCAATCAAATGAAAATTTAAATACATTTATTAACATGTTAGGTCACCATTATGATATATTCTATACATATATCAATCATATGACTAAAGTTAATAAGCGAGAAGAAAATCCTAAATTAGGTATGCCAAATGAATTGTTATATTCAGTAGCAAAACAATTTGGTTGGACTTTAACTAATGGAAATCAAAATCAAGATTTATGGCAATATGTTTTAGGTACTAATGAAACAGGAATTCCATTAACAGGATCGAATACGGTAGGAGATCCGTCAGTACCAGGCCAAAATATTACATATACGATTTGGCGTAGAATTGTTAATAACTTACCATTGCTCCTTAAAAGTAAAGGGACAAAACGAAGTATTCAAGCATTATTATCATGTTATGGAATCCCGCAATCATTAATTAGTATCAATGAATATGGCGGACCTAGAATTGATAGAGCTCCGATTTATGAAAAATTAAATTTTGATTATGCATTAGATTTGAGTGGCAGTTCTGCTGGTAATGTAACGGTTAATTATTCGCAATCATTACAATCAATTGAATTGCGTTTCCGAACAGCTGATGTAGTAAAACATCCGACGTTGCCAAATACAATGAATTTATATACAATTGGCTCTAACGCAGTTACTATTGATTTTAGTAGCGGAACAATGGGTAATATTCAAATCAATGGTACTAGTTCTGGAGATTTTGAATTATTTAACGGCGATTGGATAACAACTGTATTACGTAAAAATGGAACTAACTTAGATTTAATTGCTAAAAAATCTAAATATGGAAAAATTGTTGCAACAGTATCTGCATCAGCAACAGCATCACTACCATATTCAGGTACATTAACTTTAGGTGGTACCTCAGCAGGTGCTAGCAGATTAGTTGGTCAACTTCAAGAACTTCGTTTTTGGTCTTCGAGTTTGCAAGATTCAGCTATGAATAATCATACTAAAGCACCAGGTGCGTATGATGGAAATACTGATGCATATTCTGAATTAATTTTTAGATTACCATTAAACCAAAATATAAATCATAGTTTAACATCTAGTCTAAACGGAATTCAGCCAGCAATCTCAACTATATCCGCTTCATTTGCATCTTGGACAAATAATACACCATATGATTCAATTGAAGAAACATATTATTATGATTCAGTATCATTAGGTGCTGGTACATATGATGATAATAAAATACGATTAGAAGATAATGAATTAATTGGGACACTCGATGTTAAAACTAGAGCAGAACGTAGTCAATATGATAAAGCTCCATTAGATAGTAAAAAACTAGGAGTATATTTTTCTCCACAAACAATGATTGATGAAGATATTATTGCACAATTAGGATTTACTTCTTTAGATGATTACATCGGAGATCCAGGCGATACAGATTCAAAATCATATCCTCAATTAATTCAAGCCGCTCAAACATATTGGAAAAAATATCAAGATCGCAATGATATAAACGCATATATTAGTATGTTTACATTGTTTGATTTATCATTTTTTAAACAATTAGAACAATTACTTCCTGCCCGGGTAAATAAATTAACTGGATTACTAATACAACCAAATTTATTAGAACGAAGTAAAGATACAATATTACCAAATATACAAAACTTTTTACCATTATATACTGCAGTTTTAGATTCAGTTTCACCCACTGCAGATGGATTGTATCCATATTATAATGGATCATTATCTGGTAGAATCATGGAATTATCAGGAATTGATGATGATCAGTGGCAAGCATATTTAACTGCATCTAATTCTGAAAAATATGATAGTGTTCCATATTCATATGATTATTTATTAAGATCTGGTAGCACGTGGATTACTGCATCATCTCCATATTGGTTAAGTGATGCACTACAACCTATATATACAGATGCAATTTTTTCTACAACTAAATTTAAATCTGGTTCTGCTGTATTTAGTACTGGTAGCGGTGGCTCTGGTATAACTGCTACATATGGTGCAGGTACATATGGATCTAGTACATATTATTTAGATTCAGTTGGAGCCGGATGGACTGGTATTTTAGCAGAAGTACAAGATTATTTACCAACTGGAATACGAAATCAAAGATATGCAGGATGTAAATTAACATCTCCTGGTTTTAATATTAATTCAACACAAACAATTGATGGCAAACCGGTAGTGGAATTTAGATCTGCAAATCCGAATCAATTAATATATCAAAATGTAGACAATGTTAATGGAAGTTTTGTATTAGCATAATTTTTAAAACATCGATATTTATTAAAAAGTAAAAGGAAACATATGGGTTATCTAGATAATTCGAGCGTTACGGTCGACGCAATTTTAACTTTAAAAGGCCGCGAATTGTTAGCCCAAGGTGGTAACGCATTTAATATCACTCAATTTGCAGTAGGTGATGATGAAATTGATTACTCACTTTGGAATCCGGACCATCCGCTAGGAACTGATTATTATGGTATTGTTATTGAAAATATGCCAATAACAGAAGCTATTCCGGATGAAACGCAAGCGCTACGATATAAATTAGTAACATTACCAAAACAAACAACAAATATTCCTGTTGTGAATGTAGGTAATACTAATATTATACTAAATGCCCCAGGTAATAGTGCAGTTATTGCACCAAATACAAGTAACTTCCAAGGAGGAAATTCAAACTTAGGATACACTGCAATTCTTTCTGATTCAACAGTTGCAGATATACAAGTTACTAGAGCATTACAAAATTCAGTACTTCCAACAACTCCGCGTTTTATTGGCGATAATCAAGATGCACAAAGTGTTGCAGTTGCTGGATTTGAATTCCGTATTGTTGCAAAAACACAAATGCTTGCAGACAAAACTGCAACTATTTCAATTATTGGTAATGAAACAGGCGGAAGTGTTACTATTAACTTAACAGTTAAAAAAGTAACAACTGCAACTGTAAATAATGCAACGGCATAAAAAAGGTAAACATGAAAATGAATGATTTCATTAAAGAACTAAAACAACAACCACGCCATGGAGGTGTTCCTTCGAATCTATTAGCGGCAGTAGGCGCTGCTAATCAAGCATCTAGAACGGCAGCAACTCCGACGCCTGCACCAGCAGCTGCTGGCACAGCTGCGGTAACACAACAAGTTCAGCAGTTAGCTCAACAACTTGCAAATCAAATGGTTGCAGAGATGCAACAATCTCAAATTTTAGCTCGCAATGGCAGAGTGTTTACGAAATTTGATACAGTTAACGATATTGTTAGCAATCAAATTGAAGTTGTTACTGCAGGTGTATGGAGCGATGGTATTGCAAGTTTAACAACATTTTTTACGTCGTCAACACAAACAAATACACAACGTACATATTATGTTGATGTTTCACAAAAAACACCGGCAGCAACAGGTTCGGCTGTACAATTTTCTTTAGCATTCGGTCATGCTTTAGGTAGCGGTTCTGATTCACAAGGACAATTGAATGATGCTGCAAGTAAAGCAATTTATTCTCAATATCGTCAATTACTTTTGAATCCGAATGATACTCGTTTTACGACAGCTGGATCTGGTAGTACTGATTATGTTTATGTAGTTAATTTTAAACGTGATAGAATCAAAGAACGTTTAGATGCAGGAAATTGGGAATTACCATTAGTTGCAATTACTTCTAGAGCTACAAATGCAACCGGCTCTGTAGTTACAGGTAGTGGCGTAATTAAATTAATTGATGATTCATCAGTTTCGACAGGAACATTGGCTGATTCTGGAAAAGTTTATAATATTGTATCTGGATCAATTGGTGCTGGCGTATTTAATTCTACTAATCCAATATATTATGGACTTGCATACCCAGACCATGGTGTATTAGTACTTGATGGTAAAATGTTAGATCAACAATTAGGGTTTGCAACTAATAATGGTTCTAGTGTCGAAGCAAATAATCATTTTGTATTATTCCATTCTATTTCCGGATCTAGTTTGTTTACAGATTCACAAACAGGCGATCCATATGGTTTCCAAGCACGTAATTCTGAAAAAGTAACTAGCACACATTATTTTGTTAGAATTAAAAACGCAGAATATAATTTCTCAAATAATCCTTCATATGTAACCGGTTCAGTAGGCGAACTTTCACAAACGACGTTCGTAGGAGATCCTAAAACATATATCACAACGGTTGGATTATATAATGATAGTCAGGAATTATTAGCAGTAGCTAAACTTTCTAAACCATTATTGAAATCATTCCAAAGAGAAGCTCTTATACGAGTTAAATTAGATTTCTAAAATAACATAGATTTAAGCCCCGTTATATTTATATAAAATGTATCGGGGCTTTTAACTATATGGCACAATCAAAATTACAAAATACAGATAATCCATATCAAGGATCATATCCATCAGTTTTTAAAAAAATTGATACAACTGATGTACAAATCAATCCGTTTCAATCATATAAAACATGGACTGTATATTCTGGTAGTTTAACTTCTAGTATAACACCACTACAAGGAGTTTATACTGATGTGAATTTTTTGCCGGCGCTAGGATCTACATTAACGTTTAATGACGCTGCAAATATTGATGGTAGTTTGCAATCTGTTACATATTTTTCTATTAATCATTTATTTTACAAATATAAAGATCAACCATATAATACTTTTGGTGCAACCAATTTAAATCGTACTAAAAAGTTTTTATATGAATCTGCATCAATATTTTCTATTCCAATTAATAAAATTGGACAAGGAATTAAACCAGCATCGTTTAGTTTTACATCTTCGATATCTGGTTCATTTGTTAGTGATCGATATGGTAATATTATAGATACTTCATTTAATACATCATCAATTGTTACTGGGTATAAATTTTATGAAGGTTTTAATGAATATTTTGATATTACAAGAATAACATATACTACTTCAAATGTTTTAACTCAGCCGGGTATTCCTACAACAAACGGACAACAACGTTCTATAGGTTTAGCAGCATATTTTACCGGTTCGTCTTATATAGAAACATCATTAGATGGATATTACGACCGTGATCATGATTATGCCATTTCATTTTTTGTTAGTTCATCGAATGTTGGTACATCTAATCAATTAATATTAACAAAAGCATCTAGTTCATCAGCGCCGGTTTATCCATTTAAAATAGAACTAAGTGGTAGTAAACAAATTGTTTTTTCTGCAGCTGGTTCTACAAATTTTGTTGCACAGATATCTTCATCTGCGGCTGTTTCTAGTTCATGGACGCATATTGTTTGTCAGAAATCTGGAAGTAATTTACAAATGTATGTTAATGGTACTTTACAGTCATCTGTATCTAGTACATTATTAGGTGTTTATGATTCACCGTATACAGCGTCTGCTAGAATTGATAATAAAGATTTTTTAAAAATTGGCGGATATAATTCTACATCTTTAAATTTAAATGGTTTATTAGATGAAATACGAATTTATAATAAATCATTAACTAGCACAGAAATTGGTTATTTAGGTAATAGAACTGAAGGTGGAACTTTTTTACAAACTAATCATGTTGGTAATGTTTTTGAAAAACAAGGTTTGATCGTTTTTTCTAGTCCTGATTATCGTTTTCAAAATTTAATTAATACACCGTTTACGGCATCATATAAAAGTACAGTTTCAATTTATGAGATGTCAGTGATTACTAAATTAGATGCTGGCGATTTTAATATGTCTACTAATATAACATTAACAAAAGATGATGATTCTACATATTATTCATTTGTTAGTGGTAGTTCTTTTGCGCCATATATAACTACAATTGGTTTATATAATGATGCTGGACAACTTTTAGCTATTGGTAAATTAGCACAGCCAATAAAAAAACGTAGTGATGTTGATATGAATTTTTTAATACGTTTAGATTTAGATAATAACGTTGTATTTAAAGGATAATAATGATACGATTAAAACATTTATTACGAGAAATGAATGAATCAGACATAGATCGTTGTTTAACAAAAATAAAAAACAATCAATTTAAATTAATTGGATCTGGCGATAATGGTCGTGTATATGAAATTGATGGCGAAGATAAAGCATTTAAAATTACTAAAGAACGCGATGAATATGCTGTAGCAGAAAAAATTGTTAATCGATATACCGAATTTACTACGTTTATTCCTGTATATTATGTTAATGGTAAAGATATGTATATCATGGCTAATGCAAATCCATTAAATGGAAAAGATAGTGTTATGTTTAATCGATTTATAGTAGAATATAATAACTATGCTAGCATAGAAGGCGGCGAAGTTTCTATATTTGATTTCATGTCAGTTACTGATAATATTGATGCTCGACTTGATAATTTTTTGAATGCTTTACAAACAGATGTAGAAAAATTAAATATTCCGGAATTTGATTTAGATTTAGATTTTAGAACAGATAATATCATGATGTGGAATGGTAAAATGGTAATGGTTGATTGGTGATACATATTTATATAAAATTGGATTATAATGATAGATCAGCTTATTAGGAAATATATTAATAATAACATACAAAAATTATCTGAATCATTAAATGAAGCAGATAAAGATATAACTGTAGATACGGAGTCTGGTTGGAATTTTGTTATTCCTAGTTCAAAAAGTATACGCGGACAAAAAGCTAATAATACTGCTAAAGAAAATGGAGCATTAACTGGATTGATGGTTATTGCTCGTAAACGTGGTAAAAAAGAAACTAATGATTCGAAACTGATATCAGATGTTAAAAAAATGTTTGATGACGTTGTTATCCCAGGCCAGTTTAACCCTACAACAACATTATTCGTATATATGCAAGTTGTAAATAAGCCAAAGAAAAAAGTTTGGAATGTTTGGGCAATTGATAAGAAACGTAGCGGAATTAACTCAGCAGTTCAAGAATTATTAAAACAACAAGAAAAAATATATCAGCGCCCAGCATCCGG